TGGCAGAGAAGTGCCGAAAGGTCTGTTCCTGCAACTCAATAATCATTTCCTTCCGAACCAAATAGGTCAATGGTTCCGTCGCCTTATCGGTTTCGGTTGAGAGCATGGTGCGCTTGGCGAAAAGATTGTTCAGCCACTTCATACCGCACTTAATCAGGTATTGCAAGTGTACCGGCTTCGGTCAGTTGTGTGTATAGTTCGCTGGTCCTTTAGGCCACAGCAATGCTTCGCGACGACCAGACAGCGCTTCTAACAGGTGCTCCCGAGATGTGGCGATATGCACTAACAGGCGGAAACGACGACTCAAAAGTGTGTTTTGAGGACGGTTGGAATCGCAGCGGGGCCGGCAGGATGCTGGAAGATGTTCTGCAACTAAACAACGCCCCGCACGCATTTGACAAATGGAAAAGCAAAAAGTTGATCGGTCTTGGTGCCATCACCGGCCCTGAATCAGGCGGGCTACTGGTGATCGATTTCGACGGCACTGGGTCACAAGCAGTGAGAGCATTTCACGCACACTTCCACCGCAACCCCAGCGAACTTCCCGCAACATTGTGTAATCAGAGTGGCAAGCTGGGCCGGGGCAAAGTATTTCTGCGTGTGCCGCCCCACTGGTGGCCCCAGCTAGAAAACCGCAGCGCCAGCTGGAAGTTAAATAACAAAACTGTGCTTGAAGCAATTTGGCTCAACAGCACAGGCAATGGCCGCCACGCGGTTGTATGCGGCGATCACCCCCAGACCTCACACCAAAAACCCCTCTATTACAGGTGGATGAAATCCTCCAGCCCAGCAGATGTGGCCTGGGCTGATGCACCCGACTGGTTGCTGCTAGGCATCATTGCAAAATTCACCGAAACAATTCCCAACACCCCAGAAGATCTGAAACGTGCGGGCGAGAATGATCCCACCCCATGGGAACGATTGTCTATGCGCGAGAAGATAGAGCTTGCACAAACCGCACTTAACTTCTGCCCAAATAGAGAGGGCCACGGCAGCGGAACGTATGAGAAAGTGCGCCGAATATTGTGCGGGCTAATAAATGAATGTGGCCTTGACCTCACCTTAAATATAGTGCAAGATAGCGAATGGGAATCGCGCAATGATTGGGGGGTAAGAGAAACCCTTGAAAGCACATTAATATCACTTAGCAAGAGCACAGTTGGTGAGGATCAAAGAGCACGGATAGGTTCTCTATTCCACTTTGCCAGGGCTGGGGGGTTCAGCTGGCCCAGCTGGGCACTGCCCCCGCTAGAGCAATCACAGCTGCATATTGACGGGCTAAAGAAGATACTAAATAAGATGAATGAGTGTACGGAGGACAACGCGGCCTTAGCGGCTTGGACGGGCCGGGCTGTGAGAGAGTTTGGCGTTACTCCAGATACTCTTTACCGACTGCGCCTTGAACAGTACCTGGGAGTAGTGGCAAATAAAGGCCCCAACACACTGACAGGAATAAAACGTTTAGTTAGAAACGACAACAAATTCACTGACTGTGTTGATGGCCTCCTTGGGCGACGTGTTCATGTGCTGGCTGGGGGGTCTCACAGCGGCAAAACAACGCTTGCTTGTTTCCTCGCCAACCGCATAATTACACAAAGCCCAATAGACGTTGGCAAAACTCGCCATAGTGTAACAAGCTCCGGCAAAGTATTGATCCTTACAAGTGATTGTTCGGACGAAGATATGGTTCGTGATTTAGCAATAGAGGGCCTAAATGAAGAAAAGTGTGGAGATCAATTGCGCATATCAAGTGGCATAACATTTAACGATATGATCCCAATTGTTAAGATCCTAGCTGAGTTTAAACCTGATCTAGTTATCTGTGATTGTCTGACATCAATGGCAGTTAATGGTGTGAGAATTGGTGATCCTTCTTATGCAGATCCGATTCGATTGCTGGTGCGTCATAACGGCGTCAGCTGGCCCAAAACAGCGTTCTTAATTCTGCACCACACCAGCCGCGACGAGCCGATGCGCTTTGCCGGTACGGAACAGGTGAAAGCAGCTTCAGAAGAGCTGTGGATCTACTACGACCCGGAGATGATTAATAAGAAGGGCAATGCAACCCCAGGCGGCAGCTCCACCCGGCATCTGCTGTTTGAGAAGAGCAGGGGCGGCTTTGCGGGGCGCAAGCTTCATGTCACCCGCGATGGATTCCAGGGCACTTGGCAGTGGATGAACCCCGCTGCAGAGAGCGGCAACCCGCTTGAGGTGCTGTGCGAAAAATTCCGTGCCGTCCAGGACGACGAGTGGAGACTGGCCTCCGAATGGCAGAAGCTGCTCGATCTGCACTTCCACGAACGCAGCTTGCGTCGCTACCTAGACCGGTTAGTTGGGTCGCTGCTTCTATCCGAGAACAGGAAGAACCCGACCAGCGGAAGAATCCTCACCCATTACAAATTGCGTCCGATGGTCGCAAACGCAGCTGTTGCAATGATTTCCAGCCGGGGTGATGGAGAAAACATCGTTTGATCTAGTGTGCCCGAGCTCAAAAGTGCATATAAAACCCCCTCTAATACTGTGACCCTGTTGTCCGTCCGATACGCCAAACCACCTGCAATAACTACCCTTTGGGGTACTGATAGGTAATGGACAGGTTGGGACAGCCCAAAAAAGTTGTCCTAACCCCCTTCCTCTCAAAACCCCACCTAGTTCGGACAGAAGCGGGGGGTGTCCGTTATTTGCCCAAATGTGCCGTCCTTACTAACCCATTGCGAGAGAGTGGATGTGGGGTAATAGGACAGCAAAACAGCAAAAAAGTATTAGTAGGGAGTATCTGGGATAGTGTGCTTAGCTAGGTAGGCACACTAGATGCGGTTAAATCCAATGACCCAAACCAGCTCAGTTAGCCCCCTGCTCTCATCCCTAGAGCGAGGCGGGCAGGCGTTTTACAGCACATTCAGACCTTTCTCGCGTCAGTTCACCCAAACCAAACTGATCGCGCTTTGCAAGCTCTACCTAGGCACTGGCGCTTTCCACAGCAGCCAGATCACGGGCTTCTGCCAAGGGACACTCACAGAGCCCGCACCCAAAGTTTTCGTTGCGTTGGGGTTGGTGAACGTTGCGTTAGCGAGAACCATCGGTCACCCCGAGGACCACATCGAGCAACACCAGATGCCGTTTGCCCGAACACTCCCTCACGAAATGCAGAAGGTTTGGATGCACCGGCTACCAATGCTGGATCGCGAAGGCGTCGCTATGGGGCCTGTAGGACTCTTCGAGGCGTTCTGCGGCCTGAGAGAGCTAAGTGCACCAAACCAACGCCAACTGGCCTTGCAGGACGAGCGAGCAGCCTCTGAAGCCCTAGGCGCATATCTCCGCGCTTATTTCGGCAGGCACGGCATCGACTGGTTCAGCCAGCTCACCGACTTCACCACCAGGTGCGCAGCAATGCAACCCCTGCTACTCAACCAACCAGTTAGCGGCGACCAGCTACTGGAATCCCTAGAGCACGTCGCAGCAATAATCGACAGCGACACCAACCACCTCTGGGAGGTAATCCAGGACGCCATCGAACCCAAACCGGAATAAGCGCACCCAACCTGCCTTAAATAGGTAGACTCAGCCCAGCAACAACTTACCCAGTGCCCGATTTCGTAATCCAACCCCGGCCTGCAACAAGCAGATCCACCCACTGGGGAGAGCTCAAACGCTGTCACTCACTTAATTTGACGGACTCGGCCTGGTCCATAATTACCGACCTTGCGGATCGCCATTCGATCAACCGCAGCGAATTAATCGAGCGTGTCATACGGCAAGAAGCCGTACGAGATGTTGATGAATTAAACCGGCCTAGGTTGCAAAACTGATTACTACCTGGTATGCTTTGGGGACCTTAGCTAGCTAAGGCCCAAAACATCTTCACCGCAATGCCGTTCTTCTCCACCACATTCTCCGAATCGCTAACCCCGGCTGAATCCAGCAACAGCCGCGACGGCTATATCAACCCTTCTTCGATTGGCAAAACCCTACCTAACCCCCTTAGGTTGGCGATCCTGTCCGAAGCGCCTTTAGAGGGTTACGAAATCTGGTTTGAAAAGCCTGACGGCTCCAAAACCAAGCGCGTAGCAGCAGGCGATTTCCCCACCCCAGCGCTACTCGCAGAGTACGAAGCCCTCATCGGCGCCAAGGTTGCGAAAAAGGTGGATTTTGATACCAAGCAGCCCACAGACAAGGACGCAATCTCAAGGTGTACCGCCTTCTTTGTATATGACTACGAAGCAGAAAGTGTAAAAGTACTTTCCTGCGACAAGATCTCACTGCTCAAAGAAATCGAGCGCAAAACTGCAGATCCTGACTACAGCGATTTAACAAAGTGGGATCTACAAATTAACAAGGTAATGGCGCCGAAAGTGTTATACGGCGCCGACATGAAGCCCAGCATCAGGCAGAGAGATCCAGCAGTTTCAGCAAAGATCACCGCAGCTTGGGATGAAGCACTTGCAGCTGGTGCAAACATCATGCGCCTCACTGATGGGGGCAACCCATTCAGCAGCAAATGAGCTACACCCCCAGCTCCACAGTGACTACGCGCTACTTAATCCGCACAGCTCGGGGGTACTTCAAAACCACCCATCACCACCCGGGAGGGTTGCAATCAGTTTGGACTCCCATTCAATCGGAGGCCCAGCTCTGGGTTGACATTGATGAGTGCCACCTTGCCTGTCGCAGATACACCGATGCCACAGGCGAAAGCGCAGTAGTCGTAGTGACAATTAGGCCAGCGGCAAGCTCGGGTATAGCTGTAGGCGCATCGTCATGAGTCAACTTCTCGATTACCAGGAAATCGCAACTCCAGAAGAACAGGGACTCTCATTACTCGCCACTGCAGAACAACTGCAGCAGGTAAACGATGCCCTCGTCCTCAGATCATTAGTGAAAGTAAGGAGTTTGTCAGAAGGGTTGGATTTATTTGATTCCTCCATAGATCTAATAACCAACGGCATTCTGTCCTCCAGATGAACAATCAACGCCTCTGCTCCTTACCGAATGCGCGGGGCGTTGTTACCAGACTGCAAGACAAAAGCGGCTATCTGTCCCCCGTCGGCAAACTCGATTCTGTTACTGCGATCCTGGGTAAAACCAGCGAGAGCAAGCACAAATTAGAGCAGTGGAAAAAACGCCCTGACGCCGCCGCTATTGGGGATGCCGCTAAAGCCCGAGGCACCTGGACCCACGAGCAAATAGAAAACTGGATAGTTGCCCACACTGCTGGCACCCCAGCTCCTGACCCAAAGCATTTTGCTTTCGGTGCATATTGGCGCAACATCAAGCCATTCTTAGAACAGCACTGGGTGCAATTAGTAGCGCAAGAATGCGCCGTCTACCATCCCACCAGGTTCGCAGGTTCCTTCGACGCCTTGGGCTACAGCTCTTACACAAAGCAGCCAGATCTAAGCACTGAGGATGCCAGCAACCTCCTCACACTTATCGACTGGAAGACATCAAAGAACCCGCGCAGTGCAGATTTAGTAGAGGACTACTTCAATCAACTGGGTGCATATGCAGTGGGCATTGAATACGTGTATGGCGTAGTACCAGAACGGGCACTACTTGTTATCGCCCGGCCCCACGGCGACTTCCCCGACATCTGGGAATTAACAGGCCCCGAACTAAAAGAATACGGCACTAAGTTCATATATCGCGCCAATAACTACTACACAACCCAATGCGACTTTGAACCGTGAACGCCGAGGACATCCCCCCAGCTAACACAACAACGCTGGTGCTGCATTTCAATGTGCTTCCAGGCGGGGCTGTACGGCACGACCAGACATTCACAGTCATCGGTCAAAAGCGAGGTAAGGCAATGGCTACCTGGATCAAGACATTAATTCAAGAGCACATCTGCTCGGACATGGATGCAACATTAGAGGTGTGGCATCACAGTTTAGCGGGCCAACTTGAGCAGCAGGAGATCACAACCTGCAGGCCATGACCATCACCAGCTGCCCAAATTGCTACAGCCCCTCAGTAAAAGTCGTGCGCCCCTACAGGGTGATTAACGAGGCCGCGATTGTGCGCAGGCGCGAGTGCAAAAAATGCACCCACCGCTGGTACACAACGCAGGCAATCGCAATCGAACACGAAATCCCAGGCTACGCATTGCGGTGGCATAAACACCACCCAATCCACGGCCACTCGGTAGAGCAACTACCACAACACTCCTAACTTCTGCCCCCCAACCCCAATGAGCGAACAACATCCAATCACCCCACCGCCTGAGCTGGTGGGGCAGTGGGAAGCCGAAACAGCTCACACAACTAAAGACGAAATGTGGCATGTGGCTGTTCGAGCTGCCCAATGGGGCGCTGATCAAGAGCTGGAGGCGTGCTGCTCTGAGATTCAATGGCTCAAATCCGCATCAGCCGCCATGAAACTTCGCGCAGCCCGCCGCCCCAGCCCGCCAACGCTGAAGGAGCAGGCACTAACAGCACTCCACGCTGTTGAGACATGCACCGATGACTACCGTAGTCGAGATCAACACATTGTCGCCATCTTCCAAGCACTGATGGCATTGCCCAATGCTTAACCCCCCAGCTGCAATATCCCTGCGCGATTTAATGAAGACCTGCGACACCGACGACTACTACGAGGAAGACGCAATCGAGCATCTATGGGATAAGGGAGTGCGTTTAACCTCGCATTCTCGGAGGCTGATATACACACAAGCATGGAAAAACGGTTGGCGCCCCAGTTTGCGCCCCAGCTCCAGGGAGTTAGCGCAGTGATTATCGACCGCCAGCTAAGCATTTGCGAGAAATGCGGAGAACGCAAGGCGCAGGTAATCGAAACCCGCGCCCGGATCGGCGGGGTACGGCGGCGAAAGCTATGCCAACTTTGCGGCCACCGCTTCACCACGATCGAACTAAGCGCCGACGAACACGACGCAATGAACAAAGCCCACGTAACACTGAAGGCCGTGATGTCAGCAATAGCTGTAGCGGGGCAATCTAGCGAAACAACAGATAGCGGTGCAACGTATGAATGAAGAGGAGCAGACGCAAGAATGCGCACTAGCAAACTACGGTTCCATCACCCCAGTTAGTGAGGACTTAAGCGAGGGCGACATTGGCCGCAAGCGTCGGCTCAGTTTTAACTCCCTAGAAATCGCACAGCAGGTTTGCTACGTACAGGATCTTTTAGCTACTGGTGTTCGCCCAAACCTGATCCGTCAGCAATGCGCTGAGAAGTGGGGGCTGGCTTGCAAAACCAGCGAGCACCGCATCAGTGCAGCCCGGCGGATGATGATCGCCGACATAAACGTGATGGACCGCTCAGAAAAGGTGAGCGAGCTGGTTGAGAAGCTCGAGACCGTGATCATGCAAGCCATCTCTGCCGGCATGGGCTCAAATGCCATCGGCGCAATGCGCTTGCAAGCCGAACTACTGCAACTCACAAACAAAAACAAGCTAAGCTAATTAAGCCGGCGCAACGCCCGCCAACAGCAAGCAGTGCAGCCCCAGCAAGTCGGCGCAGTGTTTGCCCCAGCTGGTGTGCCGCCCCGGCAACCAATTGCACCCACAACTCATGAGCACACTCGCGTTAGTAATCGCAGTGCTATTAATTCCATTCATTACCGAATCGCCAAACACCTAGGCATTTCGGTTTATCGGGTGAGGCTAGCGATAGCGTGAAAATCGCATTCATTAGGCGCAAATTCGCATTCATTTAGGCAAAAATCGCATTCATTAGCAGAATTCGCATTCACTTAGGGTTGCAGGCCCCAGCTACCAGGGCTATGCTTAGCAAGCTCCGATAGGGCTAAGGGGAGACCGGCGTAAAACTTAGCGCCACTCCCCGGATTTTCTCCCGCCCACAGCTTCGAGCACCCCGGGCAACCATGGGGTTTAACCGCGCCTTAACCTTCCATCAGCTTCTGCCCACTGCTCCGCTCTGCTCTGCTGCCGCTGCTGTGACCCCGGCCACCAGTAGCTAAACCCCCCGGCAATATCTCGCCCGCGGTAGTGGTCACAACTAGGACGCAAAACACAACGCCACAGAAACCCCCATTGCTGTCTGCAGCGCCATAAAAAACCCCTATCACTAGGGGTTTGCTGGGGGTTTGCTAGTGAGCAGTGGTTCAAAACGGTGTATCGGGTGGCGCAGTGTAAGCAGTGCTTAATCTGAACTTAATCATCGGTGCAGATATAGCCCGGCGCAACTGCGCAACAGCGGATAAATGAGCTTTAGTGGCACTAATAGCCAAGGCATTCTCCCCGCTCTCGATGGCGCGTCCTGCGATTAATTCCAAGCGGTGCAAACTTAAACCGGCGATTGTGTCAAGCTCTGCGGGGTTTAGATCGTTGCATAATTCGAGCGCTGCTAGGTTCACATAGCGCCTAGCCTGTCTAAGGCTGACGCTATATTCTGCGGCGATAAGGGCTGCAGCATATGCTGAGCCCTTGCCATCATTTAACATCTGCAGCGCTGCCCCGACTCGCTCTGCTAGCTCGCGATCCGTGGCACGATTAGCCACCTAGGCTTAAACCCTCGCCTGTACAGGCATCAAAAGATACTCAAGGATGGCCCCATCCTGATCTGTCAACTCATCTGAATAATCGCAACTAAGCACAAAGGGACTAATCGGAAGGCAACCACCTTGAGATTTAAAATTATCGTTGACAGCTAACTTATCCGCAACCACCAACCACTCTTTTAAATAACTTATATTAAAAACCCAAGGCTTACCCATAAGATTCCCCAGCTCCTTGGGCCACACCTGGTTGACGTTCGGGTATGTATGAAATTTTGCATCCCTAGCAGAATCAACGCCATAGAAACCGGGCAGCTTATAAGAGCTTAATTCTGTTAGCTCTTGCCTTTTACCACCGTGGAAGAATAATCTCAAATCATCCGTTACCGTCAAAACTTTGGAATAGTTGATAGCTTTCTTTAGTGGTGCCGCATGAAGTAGCAAGCCATCCTCTGGCAACCAATAAAGATTATCAGCACCGCCAGCATCAAACCGATATCTAAACGCCCGGTGACCATCAGTCGATTCTATCTGATAGCTGTCAACATCTTTAAATACATGCACAAAATTAAGAAGCAGTTTTGCCGCATCGTCTGAGGCAAATTGAGCTGCTGCCCATACCGGCCAATACGGAAGGGAGGCAACTGAGAACCCCGGCATTTCATCTAAATAAACTTTAGCGTTGGCTTTTGCTGATGTTGCGGAAATAGTAGCTGTCATTTGATTGGTTTTGGTAAGTGTGATTTAGTAGTGGTTAAGTAAGCTCAATTATTGTTAAACACGTGGAACCCTGCCGAATACCCGGACGCACCTTCTGACCCCCAACAACTTTGTGATATCTCGCCACGTTTCCAGACTGCCTCCCAGTCAATAGCGAAAACGAGCGAGTCAACCGCAGTTAATCCCTCGCTGTAGTGCTCCTCATACCACTCCCGCACAAAATCAGCGCCGGAATCGTAAGAGCCCACGTACGCATCCCTGAAATCTGCGGGGTCCAAGTTGTAGCCCGGCGCGTTATCGTGCCAAACCTCGAAAGCCTCGCCATATTCGGCCACTGCTTTAAGCAGCGGAAGGGTTTCAGCCCAGTTGGGCCACTCGGTAGTTTGCATTGACCGGGGCACACCCGACCAATCGTGCACCGCATACTCTTCAGCCCCCGGCTCCGAACTGGTAGCCATCACCCACGCGATGCACTCCTGAATGTCGTCCACGTCCTCCACTAGTTCGAGATCTACCCAAGCACCGTGCAGTGTGCCGTTGTTGTAACTCGCTAAACATGCGATATATGCGCCCACATCGGGGCAGCCGGTAGCGATCCCGGCGGGTTTAGTTGCGGTGATCACGCGAGCACCTCACCAGCAGAAGAAACCACATAGAAGCAACTCACAGCGGTAGGAATGCCAGCAATTGCGAGGCTTGCATTGGCATAGATGCAATAATCCTCGGCTTGTTCGCCGTCTGCATCCTGAAAAACAAAATAGATCATTGTGCTAGTTGGGAATAAGTGGGAGGTTGATTGTTTAACAGTTGCGGGGCGGAGCGTCCTAGGTCGTAGCTAACCGCGGAAACCCCGATGAAAAGCCCAATAAAAACCAAGCGCATGGAAAGAGTTCCGCTCATTTGGTCTCACCTGATGGATGCGACCATGCACAAACTTCGTACGTTTGACTGGCTAAACAGTTCAGAAATGCTTTGCGCTCCTGGCCTTTGTCAAAAGCAGCGCTCGCCGTAGCAATACCCGCACACGCAATACAGCCAAGAATTGAAACTAGAACCGAAACATAAACCGCTTCATTTTTAAACATTTTTAGAACCGATAGGGTGGGTTTGATACCGGCGCCAATGGCAGCAACGGCAGGTGAGATTTTTTCCCAGAAAAGTTTTCGACTCCTCCGGCTCACTTGCTAATTATATCAAAAATTCCTACCTAGTGCGATGCGGCAGCCCATAACACTATGAAATCCATATTTCTTAACAGTGCCGCCGCTGTCCAAGCCTCCCAGCTCTCGCGTATCTGTCTAAAACACAGGTACGCAGGCTCAAACCCCCTGCACCGCAATAAAAAGCACCCTGTCCAACTTAATTTTTACGATTGGCCACAGTCCACAGCGGGATCGACCCCACCCCCACCCAAGCGCCGGCGACGGGGTCCTATATACCCCCTTCCTCCCGATTGCAGCACTATTTTAAGTTGACCTTACCTAGGTAGGTAGGCCCACCCCCTCCAATCTGCCTCTCCCGACCCCAGCCCCAAGCACCCTGCCTTTATAGAAAACAGTGCTTACCCTATGTATGGAGATGTACGGACAAGATGTTGTGGGTGTTCTTGGAATTGTTCCAGGCGGCAAGTGCTTAGACGCGCCCATTGCCGTCAGCACCAGATGCACCACGACCTACAGCGAACTCCGCACCCGCATCTACGCAAGTCTTCTGCCACACCAGCAAGAATTTGTTAACGACACCGACCATCTTTTACTGGGATTATGTGCAGGATTCGGCGCAGGCAAAACATTCGCCCTAACAGCAAAGTGTATTTTCCTTGCGATGGACAATCCACACAAAGTCGGGGCAGTATTTGAGCCCACCTACCAAATGGTGTTGGACGTTTGGGTTAGAAGTTTCGACGAGTTCCTCGAAAAGTTCAAAATCGAGTTCGACTATCGCGCCAGCCCCCAGCCCGAATACATCCTCCACCTCCCGCACGGCCCCTGCACCCTGCTATGCCGCACGCTGGAGAGCGTAAACCGGATCCGGGGCACGAACCTTGCATTCGCGCTCGCGGACGAAATAGATACATCCAAGTTCGAGTTAGCGCAAAAGGGCAGTGAGATGATCCTGGCCCGTTTACGCGGAGGCCCCCGCCCCCAATTCGCCCTCGCCAGCACCCCAGAGG